ATCCACCAAACAATGGTCTTGGGTTTACCGCTCCATAAATACCAGCAAGTGTTGTTCCAACACCAAGAGCTGTTTGTAATGGTGTAGGGTTAGGTCTTATAGTTTGTTGGAACTGTGCAGGGTATCCACCCATTAATCCAGTTACTTGTCCAGCAAATCTATCTAACTGTTCTTGTGGTTGGAATGCTGCTTGTCTTACTGCTTCTCTTTGTGCATCGAGTTGAGCCTGTGCTTGTGCCTGGTTTGCTGCGCCCAGTCGACCTAAAGTAGAAATATCTCCTTGTTGTAATCCAGGCACGAGAGATGCTAAACCTGCTTGTTGTTG